AAACAGTGGGAAAAGTTAAAAATTAAAAAATAAGTTATGGCTATAAAATTACACAAATCACATTCCAATATTGACACAATTAAAAAATACCTAAAAGGAGAAAAATTAGATATTAAAATATCTAATCATATAGCCGAAAAGGATAAATTTAGAAAAGAAGGGGAAGTATGGAAGGACCACCATAATATTGAATATAAAAAGGAAAATGGAAAAATAGTTAGATTGACTAAGACTCAGGGAGATATAATTAGAGAAGCCATCGGAAATAAGATATGTAAATGTGGGCTTTCTATCAAATGGGGAACTAAACGAGATGAATATTTTTTTAATCGAACTGGATTATGTCAAGATTGTTTAATTGACTATGAGACTAAATTACGAATTATCGGAGCGTGGGATGTATATGAAAAATATAAATTATCTTCATATGCGCTGGGAGACCTGAAGGATAGTAAAGAAAAACTAAAAGAAATAGTTAAATATTTTTCAACTGATAATGGAGATATAAAACTTCCTTGTGAGAATGGAGTTGGCTATGATGCGATATGGGTAAATACAAATAGAGATAAAATATTAGCCGATGCCGAATCAGATCTAAAAAAAGTGTTGGGTCTTATTACTGAAGCAAAAAAAGTAAAAACAGAAAACAAAAAAGAATATTCTAGGTTATGTAAACAATATAGATTAAATACTATATGAGCGAACCTAAGAAAAAATCATTACAAGAAATAGTGGCTGAAGAGTATAAAAAATGCGCTGCTTCTCCAGTTTATTTCATGAAGAATTATGTTAAAATTCAACATCAAATGAAAGGCACTATTAAATTTGATTTATTTCCATTTCAAGAAAATACACTTCAACAATTCGCCGATAATAAGTTTAATATAGTTCTAAAGTCACGTCAGATGGGTATTTCTACACTGGTGGCGGCATATTCATTATGGGTAATGATATTTAATAAAGATAAAAATATTCTTATTATTTCCATTAAACAAGAAGTCTCAAAAGAACTAATCTCAAAGGTTAGATTTGCCAATGATAACTTACCAATATGGTTAAAAATACCATGTATTGAAGATAACCGATTATCGTTAAAATTTAAAAATGGATCTCATATTAGAGCCGTATCATCCAGCGGAGATGCCGGACGTTCGATGGCAGTTTATCTTTTAATTTTGGATGAAGCAGCGTTTATTGAAAACATAGATGATATATGGGCATCTGCGTGGTCAACACTTTCTTGTTTAGATAAAAATGAACTTATTTTAACTGACGGTGGTTTAGTAAGATTAGATAGATTTATAAATAAAAATACTCATACTGGATTTAATGATATTGATATAAACGTATATACTGATAATAATATTTCCAAAGCATCTCATTTTTATAGTTCAGATAAATCAGAATTATTTAATGTAAAATTTAAAAGTGGAGGATCTATAATTACAACAAAAGAACATCCTTTAATGACGGAACATGGGTGGGTATCAACTTATAATTTAATTCCGAATAAGGATAAAGTATTATGTAAATATAATCAAAATTCATTTGGAAAAAAAATAGATTATAGTATTTTTAGTCCAAATTTAAAAAAAGATGCTATTGAATATGATATTTCACCAGAAAATATATCATATTTATGTGGATTGTGGATAGCCGAAGGTAATTTTATTAACAATGGAATATGTATTACAAATACAGATATTCCTATAACCGATTGGTTGCTCAAATTAGGTTTTAAAAATTATGATGATAGACATTATTATTTTTATTCGGCTTGGATACGAGATTTATTAAAATGGATGGGATGTGAAGGAACTGCCCATACGAAAAAAGTTCCACATCGTATTCTAACAGCATCTAAAGAAGAGCAAATCTGGTTTTTAAAAGGATTATTTGATGGAGATGGGTGTTCATTGAACAGTAAAGGAGTAAAATTAACATCCGTGTCATATGAATTATTGTCTAATATTAAATGTATGTTATTAAATTTTGGAATCTATTCGTATATTAGAGATGTTGAATGGAAATCCACTAAATCTACAGTTATAAAAGATAAATCAAAAATATTTTATGGATATGAACTATATATTGGTGGTTGGGATGCTCATAAATTTTATAATACCATAGGATTTAATCTTAAAAGAAAACAAGATGGCCAGAAAAAGTTATCAAATAAATCAATAAAAAGAATATATCCAGAAAAAAGTATATTAAAAAATTTAATTTTAGAAAATGAATCGTCTATTAAAAGATTTTTCAAAAAATATAAATGTAATATGGGAAGATATTTGTGGGATAATGGAAAAGGAGTTAGCATATCTTCTATAGAAATACTATTGGAGAATTGTAATAAAAATTCCAATAATTATAAATTGTTATATGATCAATATATAAAAGATACAACCGAATTTTATGATGAAGTAATTTCAGTTGAATTTATTAAAGAAGATTTCAGTTATGATTTAAAAGTTCCAAACAAAGAATGTTTTATAGCAAATGGATATTTAAATCATAACACCGGAGGAAATTCGATTGTTTTATCAACTCCAAACGGTATAGGTCAATGGTTTCATCGAATGTGGGTCGATGCCGAGGAAAAGAGAAACAATTTCAATCCGATAAAACTTCCTTGGCATTTACATCCAGAAAGAAATCAAACGTGGAGAGATGCCCAAACAAAAGAATTAGGAGAGGCATTGGCAGGACAGGAATGTGATACTAATTTCTTGGCATCCGGAGATAACGTAATTAGTTTGGAAATAATCGAAGAATATAAGAAAACAATAAAGAAAGATCCATATGACAAACGACTAAGTGATAGATGTTTGTGGTATTGGAAAGAACCAAATTATGATAATTCGTATATTTTATCAGCCGACACTTCTCGTGGAGATGGAGGAGATTATCAAGCATGTCACGTATTGGATGTGGTTTCGATGGAACAATGTGCCGAGTATAAAGGACAAGTTGGGACTACCGAATATGGAAATATGTTGGTTAATTTGGCTACTGAATATAATAATGCGTTATTAGTAATCGAAAGAGAAAATACCGGCTGGGCAGTTATTCAACAAGTTATAAATCGAAAATACTCCAATCTGTTTTATATGACGGATGATTTAAAATATGTCGATCCCGAACACCAACACTCCAATAGATACAACGCAGAAGAGAAAAAATCAGTCGCTGGATTTACTACTTCTATGAAAACCAGACCGGTAATGATAGATTATCTTCGCCGGTATATGTCTGATAAAGAAATAAAAATTTATTCGGCCAGAACATTATCAGAACTGGAGACTTTTATTTGGAAAAACTTCAAAGCACAGGCGATGCAAGGATATAACGATGACTTAGTTATGAGTTTATGTATTGGATTATGGATACGAGACACCGCATTACTACTTCGGCAAAAAGGAATAGAATTAACCCGATCTTCACTTGATCATTTTAGACAAGCTAAAATTGACAATGTTCCGGTGTATCATAATACTCAAAAAGGTATGCCAAATGATCCGTGGAACATGAAAACTGGCGGCATAAATAACGAAGTAGAATCACTTAAATGGTTAATTGGATAATTTTAATATAAAAATAGATATATTTATATAATACTATGGCACTTAACCAGATCAACAGACCAAATTCAATCAACGATGACGTTGTAGATATAAAGAAACAATCTTTATATGCTCGTTTAAAAACTTTATTCTCATCGGAAACAATAGTTAGAAATGTTGGTGGCAAACAACTAATTGTAAAAGACACCGACCATTCGATGATGGCGGGCGATAGAAATTCATTGCGAGATAGGTTTAATCGTATTCGTTCAACTGCCTATAATGCGTATTCCAGAGATTTTTCTCTATCATATCAAGCAGCAAGAATTGAAATGTTTCGTGATTATTCATCTATGGACATGGACCCAATTCTAAATGCAACTTTGGATATTGTCGCAGATGAGTGTCTTACGACTAATGCTCTTGGTAAAATGCTAACGGTTCATTGTGAAAATAACAACGTCAAAGAAATACTTGAAAATTTATATGATGATATTTTAAATATAGATTTCAATCTCTGGGGATGGCTTCGAAATACACTTAAATTAGGAGATCATTTTTTAAAGGTATATGTTAGTCCGGAATATGGTGTGTATATGGTGGAACCTATAAATGCGGAAAATGTAGAACGAATCGAGAATGCCGACCCTTATAATAAGAAATATGTAAAATTCCAAATTCGTCCAACGGATACATCTCAAGCTGAAATATTGGAAAATTGGCAAATTTGTCATTTTCGTTTAACGGGTGACTCAAATTTCTTTCCTTATGGTCGTTCCTATTTGGAAGGTGCTCGAAGAATATGGAAACAATTATCACTATTGGAAGATGCGATGATGATTCATCGTGTAGTTCGTGCTCCCGAACGTAGAATATTCTACGTTGATATAGGTAATATTCCACCAGCAGAAGTTGACAACTACATGCAGAGGTTACAAGATAAGATTAAAAAAGTTCCCTATATGAATGAAAGGGGAGAATATAATCTTAAATTCAATCTACAAAACATGTTGGATGATTTTTATATTCCTACTCGTGGGAGTGATTCGGGAACTAGAATAGATACATTACCCGGAATGGACTGGACTGGTATTGACGATGTTGAATACCTTAAAAACAAAATGTTTGCCGCTTTAAAAATACCAAAAACATTTTTAAATTTCGGAGAAGAAGGTGGTAGTAAAGCAACTCTGAGCAATGAAGACATACGATTCGCCAGAACAATTCAACGTATTCAGAAAATTATATGTTCCGAATTGGAAAAAATAGGAATCATACATTTATATGCTCAGGGATATAGAGATGAAAGTTTAATCAATTTCAAAATTGAATTAACTAATTCTAGCACTATATTAGAAAAAGAGAAAATAAGTATTTTATCGGATAAAACAGCATTGGCGGCTGATATGATGGATAGTAATTTATTTTCTCCTCAATACATCTATAAATATCTATTCCAAATGTCTAATGATGACATTGAAACGGAAATGAAATCAATAATTGAATTTTCTAAGCGTAAATATAGATTGGCATCTATTGAAAATGATGGGGATGATCCTGCTATGCCTATGAAAAAAATTGGATCGGGTTCCGGAAGCGGAGAAAAAGGAAAAGGTGGAGGAATGGGTGGATTAGGCGGAGGAGGACATGGTGGAGGTGGAGGTGGTGGTCTTGCTGATTTGGGAGGTTTAGAGGGAGAACCCGGAGAAGAAGGCGAAGAAGGTAATAAAAACGGTGAAAATGGAAATGAAGAAGAAAATCAACCTGAAACCGAAGAGAAACCAAAACTAGGAAAACCAGAAGACATAGTTAAAGAAGATACTAAACGAGATCAGAGCGGAGAACATAAAGCAAGTGATCATCCATTTGGAGAAGATCCACTGGGGCATCTAGAACTTAACAGAAAACCAAGAAAAAATAGTGAATTTAAGAAGAAAAGTGAACTATATCAAAACTTTGAGGGTGGTTCTCCATATTCGTTAGAAGAAACTAAGATTCAATCTAAAACAAATAAACAGTTTAAAAATAATAAAACCAAACTAATATTGTCATTATCTGAGTTTTTTGATAATACAACAGACGTAAAAAAAGAACTTATCAAAGAAGTCACGGCACCCTCGATATTGGATGATCTAAATATCAAGGAAACGTTATAATATATTATATTTTAGAGGTAAAAGAATATATTTATATTTATCATTTAATATAATATGAATAATACACAAAAAAAAATGCGCCATTCAAAATTTAGAAATACGGGCATTTTGTTTGAATTACTGACTAAGCAAGTTACCGCTGACATTATTAGCGGAAAAACATCGTCAAAAGCTTCCGAAATTCTTCATAAATTTTTCAAAGTGGATACTGAAATTGGAAAAGAATGGCAATTATATAATAAACTATTAAGTGAAAACATTAAAACCGAGGCATATGCCGAACGGTATTATTCTACCATATTAGATGCTCGTAAAAAGTTAGATGATAAAGCATTGTTATTGGAAAAATATGAACTGATTAAAGAAATTAAAAATACATATCCACTTGAGTCAATGTTGAAATCCCCGGTAAAAAACTATAAAATTTCAGCGTCTATTTATAAACTATTTGAAAATGCCACTTCCGATTTAAAATTTGATGTGGATGAAATTTATACGGCAAAAAATTCAATAGTGGAACATTTAGTAAATAAACATACATCTACAAAAGAAAACGAATCTTCAATGGAAGTATATAGCGAACAGTCGGAAGATATTAGATTACTTACTTATAAGTTGTTAGTGGAGAAATTAAATGAAAAATTTGCAAGTGTATTGGATGATGAACAACACGAAATATTAAAGGAATATATTTGTAATGTATCAAATACTAATAAATTTGATGTATTGGTAAAAAATCATATATCCAAAATTAAAACGAAACTTAAAGATGCTTCTTCTAAAATAAAAGATTCTAATGTAATTAAAATTAAAATCAACGAAGTTGTAAATCAACTGGATAAAATAAATCCAGATAAAATTGTAAAGGATAA